ACCTTAGGTTAACTGAACAAGTATACTTAAAACAAGTAGAAGAAGTAAAACAAAATCCATTACTAGCTAGACTTATTAGTTTACATAACCAAGATCTACTTGGTCTACAAGAAATGGAATTTAATGGTTTGTTATTTAATGAGGAGAAGAGTAATGAATTGGCTAACCAAACTGAACAAGAGGTTGATAGACTTGACAACTTCCTGTTTCAATTTCATAATTGTCCTGGCTTTAACCCTAGCAGCAATGATCATCTTAGTGCTTTCTTATACGGTGGGACTATTAGCCTCCGCCGTAGAGTTCCTTGCGGAGTCTTTAAAACGGGTAGTAGATCAGGTCAAGTTAAAGAACGATGGGAAGAGTATCAAGTAGAGTTCCCTAGATTATTTAATCCACTTAAAGGTTCTGAGTTACAGAAAGAAGGCTTCTACTCTACAGATGAAGCTACACTTAAATCTTTAAAAGGATCATTAAAAGCTAGAGAAGCAAGAGAAATTCTTTTATTCCGTTCAACTTTAGAGAAAAGAGTAACCACATATTACAGAGGTTTACTTAATCTTATTAAAGAAATGAACTGGCCTAAAGGAATTATCTACGGACAACTAAATCAATGTGTTGCAAGAACAGGTAGACTGTCTTCTAGTAAACCTAACTTACAAAACTTTGATGGTATGATTAAAGAACTATTTACATCTAGGTATCCTTAATGTTATTACAAGCTGACGCTAAACAATTAGAGTGGGTAGGAGCAACCTACCTATCTCAAGACAAGACTGCTCTTGATGAGATATGGGCTAGTGTAGATCAACATGCCGATAATCAAGAACGCTTTGGATTACCTTCAAGACTTATTGCTAAGACCTTTGTGTTTAGATTAATCTATGGAGGTTCATCATATTCATATGCTAATGATCCTAACTTTAGAGACATTGGTAATGAAACCTTTTGGCAGAATGTTATAGATGAGTTCTATAAAAAGTATTCAGGTCTTAAACAATGGCATGATAAAATTATGGAAGATGCTAAACGTGATAGAAAACTTGTTATGCCTACAGGTAGAGTCTATGCTTATGAACCTGATATAAGATATGGTAGAGCCGAATGGCCTCGCACCAAGATCCTTAACTATCCAGTGCAAGGACTCGGTGCAGACCTTATGGCTATTGCTAGAGTTAGTTTAAGAAATAGATTGTTAAAAAAGGAAGGAGTAAAAATTGTTAATACTGTACACGATTCTATAATACTTGACTTTGATTCCAAAGTATGGGATAATATTAGTATAGTAAATTTAGTAGATAAATGTTTCAATGATATACCAGCTAACTTTAAAAAGTTATTTGGTAAAGAATTCAATTTGCCAATGCGAGTTGAATGTCAAATAGGCCCTAACTGGGGTAACATGGAGGTAGTAAATGCAAATAACAGTGATTGATGTTGGAGCACCAAATACACATGCAGCAAAGAATGGTCGAACTTACCAGTCTCTTGAAGTAACATACAAGAATGATCAAGGTCAAGCTCAATCTAAAAAGCTCATGTCATTCTCTAATCCACAAGTATTTAAAGCAGCACAAACTTGGGAGAAGGGAACGCAAGTAAATGTAACAACCGAGAAAGATGCTAATGGTTATTGGCAATGGACAGGTTTAGGAGGAGACGCTACAGTGGCAGATAATAAACCAGCAGCATCAAGTAATAATTCAACAAGAGTAACAGGGAGTAACTATGAAACTAAGGAAGAACGGGCTGCTAGACAGGTGTATATTATTCGTCAAAGTTCAATCTCTTCTGCTATTGATCTCCTTAAAGATAGTAAACCTACAGTTGAGGGAGTGCTTGGAGTCGCTAGACAATTTGAGGAATACATCTTCGCAGAGAAAAAAGGTGTAGATGCTATTGTTGATCTTGAAGATGATGTTCTTTTATAACTAGATGCTAGCTCTTATAGATCAAGATTTACTTTGTTATAGGTGTGCAGCATCTGCTGAACATGATGAGTTTGCCATAGCAGTTTATCGTATTGATGAACTGCTTGACAACATCTTAACTAAAACTAATGCTACCAGTTATAGAGCTTTTCTAACTGGTCCTAATAATTTTAGAAAGAAAATATACCCAGAGTATAAAGCAAATAGGACACAACCTAAACCAAGGCATCTCAAAGATCTACAAGACTATAGTATAGAAAAACTAAACGCAGAGTTTGCTCCAGACACACTGGAAGCAGACGATGCCTTAGCTATTAACCAAACTAAGGATTCTATAATATGTTCACTTGACAAAGATTTATTGCAAGTACCTGGTAATCACTTCTCGTGGGAAATTACTGGTAAAGGATGGTCTAGACCTGATATCTTTGTTACCCAAACAGAGTTAGAAGGTCTCAGACTTTTCTATCAACAATGTTTGAAAGGAGATACTTCTGATAACATTAAAGGTGTTGAAGGTATTGGTACTAAAAAAGCAGATAAACTTTTAGCTAATTGTCAAACTGAAAAAGAAATGTTTGACATAGTAAGAACTGCTTATGGAAATGACGAAGAGTTCTTAATGAATGCAAGAGTATTATGGATTCTTCGTACTCCTACTGATGACTATCAAGAAAGATTTAATGCCAACATTCAAGAGTAAACTAGAAGAGAAGGTATGGAGTGTTCTTAAAAAACATTATCCATCTGTTAAGTACGAACCTTCTAAATATAAATTTGTTCAACCTGCTATTACCAGGACTTACATTCCTGATTTTAAAACAGGTAATGCAAGTATATATCTAGAAGCAAAAGGAAAACTAGATCTAAATACCAGAAAAAAAATGATTTGGTTTAGAGATTCTAATCCAACAATTAGAATTATATTCTTGTTTATGAACCCTGATAATAAGATTACTAAACGGAGTAAAACAACCTATGGTCTGTGGGCTACAGACAATGGGTTTGAATGGTTAGACTTTAGAAAGGATTGGCTTAATGCTTATAAAAAATTGTGTAGTAAATGATGATGGTTCTTATGACTTTGATTTCCATGTAGATCCAGATGAAGCTGCGTTCTTAATGGATCATGCTATTAAAAATTTAGTTCATAATGGTATTATTAAAATTAACTTTGATGAAATCGAACAAGAGTTAGAAGTATTTAAACAAGAGGGTGGTAAAGTATCATGAGTAAAATCTTACTATTAGATATTGAAATGGCTCCTAACGTAGCTCATGTATGGGGTATATGGGATCAGAACATTGGTCTTAATCAACTACGAGAGTCTTCTTATGTAATGTGTTATGCCGCTAAATGGCTTGGTGATAAGAAGATGGTATTTGATTCTGTTAAAAAGTCTACTCCAAAGAAAATGCTAGAAGGTATTCATAAACTATTAGATGAAGCCGATGCTGTTATCCATTACAATGGTAGACGCTTTGACATTCCTTCTCTTAACAAAGAGTTTCTTTTACATGGAATGTTTCCACCAGCTCCCTTCAAAGAGATTGACTTACTAACTGTTGCTAAGAGTCGCTTTAGATTTGTATCTAATAAGCTTGACTATGTTGCACAGTCTCTTGGTCTAGGTAAAAAGACTGAACATAGTGGTCATGAACTATGGGTACAGTGTATGGCAGGTATTCCTAAAGCATGGAAAACTATGGAAGAGTATAACAAGAACGATGTTATTCTTTTAGAGAAGGTCTATGAACGTTTTAAACCTTGGATTAAGAATCATTTAAATAGGACATTAATAGAAGGAACTGATCTATGTTGTCCTACCTGTTCTTCTAAGAGTTTCCAACGTAGAGGTTATAATATCACAGCTGCTGGTAAGTATCAAAGATTCCAATGTCGTGCTTGTGGTAATTGGTTTAAAGATAATAAAAACCTTAAAGAAAAAGGTTCAGTTAAGTTGGTAAACATATGATAAAACCTGATGCTTGGTTAGTAGAAGAACTAAATTCAAAAGGGCAATTAGTTTGGAAGATGATTGCTTTCTTTGAACCTACAGAACTATCTTGGTTTAAAGATTTAAAAACACAGAAACATAATGTAACTATAACTCCTTTATATAAAAATGAAAATGAATCAAAACATTATGAAGGTATTAAAAAGTATGATGCTAAGAGATTAGTTGAAGCAAACCCAGGATTATAGTTGACAGATTCAACGATACTTGATATAATAATAGGACAAAATTAATATGAATGCATTAAATAAACAGGTGGATGGTAATCATTACAAGAAGTTTGTAATACAACCCACTGAATTTATTCATAAAAACAATATCCCTTTCATTGAAGGTAATGTAATTAAATACATCTGTAGATGGAGGGACAAGGGTGGAATGAAAGACTTGGATAAGGTTATTCATTATATTGAACTACTTAAGGAGTTAGAAAGTGGCAACAAAGAACGATGTAACAGGAGACAGTCTCGTATCAAAGCCTTTATCCAAGGATGGAGAAGAGAATTGGGATCGAATCTTCGGAAAGAAAATAAGAGAACAGAAACTAACAGTGGAGGATATGGACCAATTGTCCATGCCAAAACATAATAACAATGGTCGGTCATCAGAAAGCTAAGCATGAATAGAACATTCTACGAACTGTGTGAAGATTTAAAGAAGTTAGACGAAATAACGTTAATGGAACTACTTAATCTTACATCAGAAGAGATAGTTGATTCTTTTCAAGACAAAATAGAAGACAACTTTGACAGGTTGTCAAAAGAAATAAACAACGAACTAGAGGATTATGATACATATGAGTAGTTTACCAAGTGTTTACCAGGAAGTAATTGCGATGAGCAGGTATGCTCGTTACATTCCTGAAAAAAATCGCAGAGAAACATGGGAAGAAACAGTAACACGTCTTACTAATTACCTTAAAACTAAAGTAACATTAGATACAAATACTTGGGATGAACTACACAATTCTGTTTTAAAGTTAGAAGTAATGCCTTCTATGAGGCTTTTAATGAGTGCTGGAGAGGCCTGTGAAAGAGATAACATCGCTGCTTATAATTGTTCTTATCTTGCTGTTAATAATAAACGTGCTTTTAGTGAAGCTTTATATATACTCATGAACGGTACAGGGGTTGGCTTCTCTTGTGAACGTCAAGAGATTGCTAAACTACCAGAGATTCCTTCTGAATTAAAACAATGTGATGATGTAATTGTAGTTGAAGATAGTAAACTAGGATGGGCTAAGGCCTTTAAGAAACTAGTATCATCCCTTTGGGAAGGTGATATACCTACATTTGATTACAGTAGAGTAAGACCAGCTGGGGCTAGACTTAAAGTGTTTGGTGGTCGTGCTAGTGGTCCTGAACCTTTAAAGAAACTGTTTGAGTTTGTAGTACACACATTTAAAGGTGCAGTAGGACGTAAACTAAATTCTATTGAAGTACATGATATTATGTGTATGATTGGAGAGATTGTAGTAGTTGGTGGTGTTAGAAGATCTGCTCTTATTTCTCTTTCTAATCTTACAGATAAACGTATGAGAGATGCTAAAACAGGAGCATGGTATAATGATAATTCACATAGAGGACTCGCAAATAACTCAGTGGCATACACGGAGAAACCAGATAGTGAAACTTTCATGGAAGAGTGGCTCAGTTTGGTTAAATCCAAATCAGGTGAACGAGGAATCTTTAATCGTGTTGCTGCTCAGAATCAAGCAAATAAGTGGGGAAGACGAGATCCTACTCTCAGTTACGGAACCAATCCATGCTCAGAGATTATCCTTCGTGATAAACAATTCTGTAATCTTACGGAAGTGGTTGTACGGGAAAATGATACCGAATCTACCCTTACTAAGAAGGTCAGGCTCGCAACAATACTTGGAACTATCCAATCAACCCTAACTAACTTTCAGTTTCTATCATCTGAATGGCTTAAGAATACGTCTGAAGAGAGACTATTAGGAGTTAGTTTAACAGGTATCATGGATGCTAAGATTACTAACAATCCTGATCCTAAACTGTTAGAAAGGTTAAGAGATGTCTCTAGGACGACAAATGAGGAATATGCAAAGCAATTTGATATCCAACCTTCTGCTTCTATTACTTGCGTTAAACCTTCAGGTACTGTGTCACAGTTGGTTGATTCCGCTAGTGGCATCCACGCACGTCACAATAATTTTTACATTAGACGTATACGCATGGATAAAAAAGATCCTATCTATGACTACTTAAAATCTATGGGAGTATCTGTAGAGGATGAAGTATTTAGACCTGATTCAACAGCAGTCTTTAGTTTCCCTATGAAAGCACCTAAAAATGCTATTCTTAGAAATGATAAGACAGCTATTGAACAGTTAGAAATTTGGTTAATATACCAAAGACACTGGTGTGAACATAAACCTAGCGTTACTATTTCAGTAAAAGATGATGAATGGCCTGAAGTAGGATCATGGGTATGGAAGCACTTTGACGAAATTAGTGGTGTATCTTTCTTACCATACTCTAATCACACATATCAACAAGCACCTTATGAAGATTGTAGTGAAGAAGAGTATAAAGAACAACTAGCAAAGACTCCTAGTCGTATAGATTGGGCTGATTTTCTAGAACAGGAAGATAATACTACTGGTCAACAAACCTTAGCTTGTACAGCAGGAGCATGTGAAATATGATAGAATATGAACTAAGCTTAATTAGTGGAGCTTCACTAGGGATTGAGTTCCTTAGTGATGATGCCTTTACCTACACAGTTATTGACTTACTAATAGTACGATTAGTACTATCTAAAGAGAAGCCCTCATAAGGGCTTTTTCTTATTGTCCACCCCATTTACGATTCTCTGCAGCAGATTTCCTACGTTCCACTTGATCTTCTTCCCTAGCTTTTTGTTCAAAAGTTTTAGTCTTAACATCAAACTGTTTAGCTAACCATTGTTTAAATCCACCACCAAATTCACTTGTTGCTCGTAATGTTTCACCTGCTTGAGGAACTGTTTTAAGAAGATACTTACCTACATCTGTAGCTATAAGATCCCAATCATCCTCTACGTTATAGATATTACGTCTATTATATAATTCATAGTTAGCAGCTAATTGGAATAGAGCTTGTAATGTAGGATTAAATGTAATAACAGCAGACAATAAAGAATAAGGATCTTTCTTACTTGCAGATATTTCACCTACAGCATCAAATAAATGTAGTACCCCTGCACGTCTAACCTTAGAATCTTGATCTCCTGTTAATGCTTGTGCAAAAGAATCAAGTAAAGGATAAACAGCACCTATAGCAATTGCTGTAGCTAAAGCTGCATCTGTACCTTCTTTAAACTGTTTAGATTTCTTAACCTTAGGATCTAACATTAATAGGTCTTTACTAGTATTAAGTAAAGAACTTAACATACCATGTTTGTATCTTGCAAATATAACAAATGACGGATTTTGTAGCATTTTAGCAGTCATTCGAGACACTTGTGCTCCTAATATCTTTTCACCTACACGACTAGGCAAACGATAAGAAGGCATGTGTCGTTCTACTGACTTAATTGCAGTAGGTAAATCTACTTTACCCTTAGTCATTGTTTCCATAACAAGCTGTGTATATAAAATATCACGAACAGTCCACATAGATTTGTTAGAAAACTTAGAGATACCTTCATATAGGTCTAATGGAGACCTACCTAAACGTTTTGCATACTCTACAAATTTAGGATCTTTACTAGTAAGAGTAAGATTTTCTTTAAATGCTTTATCTAATAGAGCATTGTTACGAACATTAGCAGACATAACAGATCCACCTTGTCTCATAATCTCTCTAAACATAGGGCCTCTATCCATTACTTCCATAACAGCTTTAGGAAGAGTCTCAGCAAATTGTAATATACCTTTAGGTGTTAAAATACCACTAGCACCCCGGTTAATAAACCAGTGAACTAACTCATTGTGCATATGTGGTAAAGGGTTTAACATCATATTTTTAACAAGACCATTACTAGCCTCAGTTAAAAAGTTAGGTTGCCATGTCTTATTAAAATCACTTAAAATTTCTGCAACTCTAGGTTCAAATACATAATTATTTAATTGAGGAAACTTTTCAAGGTTTTCAGGACGTACAAACCCTTGAGGAGCATTAACTCCAGGTTTAATTTCATGAGCTACTTCTTTAAAGTAATCTGAGTTTTTAAATTGTTTAATCCACTCATTAACTCTGGCAAGGTCTCTAAGTTCTGTTAGTCTAGTACCAGTAACAGCACTAAGATTACGAGAATATCTATATGGAGTGTTTAATTCAATTTCATCTAAAGTAGCTTCTTTTAAAGTACCTCTACCTAGTTTATCCCCAGCTTTAAGTTCTTCTCCTGCCCTTTGCATATATTGTTTAGGAGTACCTTTTTCCCATTTAACAATAGAGTTACCTTTAAAGGACACAATATTACGGGTACCATCAGGAAACTCATGGGCAAATATAGCACGTTCTTTAGCTGCAGAAGGAAGTAAGGCAGTAGCAAAGTCTTGGTTTAAACCATATTTATCTCCTGCAAGTTTGTCTTTTATATATTGCCAAGCAGATTTCTTTTCAGGCATACCATAACGAGGAGCATAACCACCTACCTTAGTAGGATCTAATTCAATTTTAGGTACTAAACCTTCATCATGAAGGTATCTGTTAAGATCTGTAATCTTAGCAAGTTGAGGACCAACAGTTTGATTGTACATTTGTTGTTCTTCAAGAGTAAGTTCTTCTCTTTGTTTATACTTTTGTTTTTCTTTTTCAATCTCTAATTCAAGAGTTTCAATTCTTTTTTTATTATCAAGTACTTCTTTTTTAAATCCAAAGTCTTTCCAAAGAGTAGTACCATTAGGATTAACAGCAGATCTTAAATTAGAATCTTGAAAGTATGCTGCATTTTCTTGATGAACACCTTTAATTTCTTTTTCTAATTGACGAATATTACTACTAATTTGCTCATTACCTAAAGCAGTTTGTTCAGTATAACGTCTAAACTTTTCTTTTAAAGCAGGATTAATACCTAGTTTATTAAATTCTCTTTCAAGTTGAGCAACAATAGTTTCATCTGCTTTTTTAATATCAGTAAGAGTATAAAGAGAATCTGCTAATTCTTTTGAACTAGTTGCAGATTTAGGAACAGTAAGTTCACCTACTATCTCTTTATTAAGTTGTTCAGAAGCAGTCTTTTTAGGATCTACTTTCCATTGAGAAGTATAACCTAAGTCCGCTTTAGTAGTTGTTTCATATTTAATTTGTTCTTTAGCAGAAGGAGTAGTTAGTTTATCATAAACAACATCTTTAACTTTACCCACACCAGGAATACCAACAATCATTGCTGCATCTATAACTAGTTTAGTTCCTTCTTTAGGAATACCAAAGTTAGTTTCACCTTTTTCAGCAACCCAATCAATCTTTTCACCAAGAGTTTGTAACCCTTGATTAATCTTTGAATTTTCATACTCACTACCTAAGCCTATAGCATCAGCAAAACTTTTAAACTCATCTTCAAAGTTAAGCATTCTAACAGAACTATTAGCATTCTCACGAGCTTTACCCCAATCAATACGAGGTGCTCCTTTTAAACTACTTTCAAAACCTTGATAAGTAGCATCTAAAAATGTGTTAATAGCTGAACCAATAAACTGAGGGGTTTCTGCAATAAGATTGGCTGCTGCTAAAGCTTCACCTCCAACTCCCTTAACTATATTAGTTTCAGGTTGAGCAGGTTCTTCTTTAACAACATTCCATTGAGAAGTGGGGGTTACAGTTATTTCTGGTGCAACCCCTACTAAATTTTCTTCTACTGGAGATTGTGATACAACATTCCAAGTATTTGCCATTATTTTACTCTAATAGGTTTTCCGTCTTTAAGTGACCAAACTTGACCATTATCAAAAGCTGTATTAGCACCTTCTTTTAATAGATTAACAGGAGGAGTTTCTGTAGAAGCAGCAGGAGTAATAGTTGGTGGATTTGAATAAGTAGTCTTACTACCTAAACCACCCCAAGTTTTTTCTTTACCTACTTTAGATTCAATAAGTTTTTGAGTCATATTAAATGCTTCAATAGATGAGTACTTAGGTTTAAGATAGTTAGGTGATTTAGGATCCATATCCTTTTGATCTAAATTACTTTTGTAAACAGTATTAAAATCTAAAAGAGCTTTAGGAATATCTTTATCATCTAAACCAACAGTTTCTGAAAGATACTTTCTAGTATTCATATCAGATTCTTTTGTACCTATTTTACTTGAAGCTTCTGCTTGAGATCTCCAAGCACTAGATATATCTAGACCTTGTAATTGCTTATCAATACCATTAAGTCTATTTTCTAATGCTATTTTTTCATTGCTACCAATTCTTTCTCTAGTAAGCATAACCATTAAGTCCATTTTTTGATTGGTTAGTTCATTTCTAGCAGCATTAATTTTATTATCTTGTTCCATTTTATCATACTTAGTTTGTGTATCAATAGCAAGTTTAGTATTTTTAAAACGAGTAGCACTATTTTCAGAACCATCAACTAAACTTTGTAGATAATTAGTATGTTGATCCATAGGTAATTCTTTAGCAATAGTAGTATCTATTCCTTTTTTCTCAAGAGTAGTCATAACATTATTCCAAATTTTACTCTTAGTAGCATCATCTGTAGCTTTAGTATAGGAACTTAAAAAACCATTAGCAACCATACCTACTTCTTCTGCTTTTAATGCATTAACTTCTAATTCTGTTTTAACACCTTGAAGTTCATTGTTTTTAATTTGAGATTGTTTATACTGATAGTCAGCACCTTTATCAAGAGCTATTTGTGTAAGTTGATCTCCTCTAGTATAATCACCAAATTTATTAGCTACTTCAGCTGCTAATGAATAGTATTTACCAGGGTCTTTTCTAGTCTCATCATCAACAATTTGATTAAAGTACTTAGCCATATCTTCATTTTTAGCAGCTGCTTGTTCTTCTGCATTTTTAATACCAAACAAACCTTTAGCAAGTTGACCTAAAAGAACACCAGAAGAAGCACCTAATTGTCGTTTGCCTGACCCAGGACCAGTCCTTTGTCTAGAGACATTAAGAAAATCATCTATACGTTTTTGAGTTTCTGCTGCAACATCTGCAGAAGATTTACCAAATAATCCAGGAACTATTGTCGCCATTTAAATCTCCTTATTTTCTACCTGCCATATAACCACCATAAGCTGTAGAAGCACCACCAATTAAATCACCCCAAAAACCCATTTGTGTATCCATATAAGCTTGTTGAGCACCAACTATATTAGCACCGGCTTGAGCTCCTGCTGTACCTGCTTGTAATCCATATCCAATATAAGGATTATTAACATTAGCTAAATTAACACCTGTGCCTAATAAACCTGCTGAAGTTTGATAAGGTTGATATTTAAGTTCATTACCCATACCATAATAACCTAAACCTCTTTGTATCTGATCCATTTGTATTTGTCTAGCTCTATCTTCAGCACCTAAAAAGATTTGTTGATTTTGATTTTCTCTAGCTTTAAATAAAGCATATTGTTCAGGATTAATATAACCACCACCTGATACACCAGCACCCATACCTGTTCTACCTTGAGAAAATAATGTATTAGCTAAAGTAGTATTTTCCATTTCTCTTTGTGGATTTAATATATTCTGTACACTATTATAATAATCAGAAGTCATTTTACTAGTATCCATACCAGTAGCTTGACCAAATAAACCTCTACCATAATTACTTACATCTGTAGCAAAAGCAGTTTGTTCTGCTGAAGGTAAGGCTTCAGTAGCAGCTCCTGTATATTTAGCATACAGAGCTTGAAGTTCAGGAGAAAGACTAACCTTTCCTGATTGACCTTCAAAACTTACTCCACCAGTAGGACCTGAAATAGAATAAGGTTTAAATTCCATTTTACTATAGTCAGGTTCATCCTGTCCAGTTAATCCAAGTGCATCTGTAACAAAACTCATATTAAACCTCTGTCTTTATAAAATTAATAATGTTCTCATTCCTACTTACTTCCTTAAACCCAAGTCTTTCTACAAACTCTTTTGTTTCAGGAAAAGTAGATGTTTCAGCTCTTCCATATTTTAACACTATATTCTTAACCAATCTCTTATACATCTTCATTGGAAACCACTTGCCTTTATATTCAGGAAGACATCCACAATGTATTCTATTACCTTTTACTACGAATAAAGCTACTGTTTCATTATTACGATAAACTGGATAATATTCCCAAGTCAGTGCCTCTTCTAAAAACTTTTTTTTACCTTCTTTGGGACTTCCATATATTCTATATAGAAGATTAGCATATTCTACTTTAATCACTTATGCAGTACGATTCCACATATACACAACAACATAAGGAGGTAAGTTAGCATTAGTTGCACTTACACCTTCTGTACTATTTGCTACAGTAATTCCTGTTGTAGCTGTAGCTGTAGAAGATGTACCAAGACGACCATCACTTGAACCATAGGGATCTGTTGCACTACCACTAGATGCAGCAACATCTCTAAATGTATGTAAGTGTCCAGGGTCAGTAACAGTAGCAGTATGAGTATGACTTACAAGAACTGCATCTGCACTACCACCAGTATTTCCTGCTACATAAAGACCAGTACCACTTTGTCCTATTAATACACGACCTGCACCATAAGCTACCCATGTACCAAATCCAAATGTAGTTCCAGGATTAGTAGAAGATGTAGATGAATAAATAGCTCCAATAGGGTATAAAGCTTGTAATGCTGTAGTAACAAAAGAAGTAGTAGCTATTTGTGTTGTACTAGTTCCTGCTGATGCTGTAGCAGCTGTAGGAACACCTGAAAAAGCAGGAGAAGCTAAGTCAGCTTTAGTATTTATAGCTACTTGTAAAGCATTAAACTCAGCATCAAACTCTGAACCTTTAATAATCTTTCCTGAATCAATTTCAGGTAAAGAATCTTTAGCAAGAAAGTTAGTGGTTTTGGTATAGTTAGACATTATAAAATTTTCCCTGTTTTAAGATAGACATCTATTTTTTGTATTGATACTGGATTATCATTTACTGTAGCTTCAACTCCAAATTGAATTACTTTGCCTGATCCTGATAATGGCATAGAAATTGAATTAACACCAATACCTGCTGAGGCATATTTACTAATATTATATTTAGCTGTTGTATTAAATTTGGAAAATGTTTTAGTACCTAAGTTTTGTACAATAGTGACTGACTGAGGATTTAATGTATAGTCATACCCATACTTAAATACAAAGTCTTGATCTCCACTACCAATAACAACTAAGTTAGCTTTTTTAAGCATTTTCTCTTGTGTTGGTGCACCTAAGTCTGAGTTAGATGTATAATAACTAAATGTATAACTAGCAGTATCATCTAAATATCCTGTATATTCTGCCATACCATTTGGTACACCTAGAATAAGTTTTCTATCTTCTGTACTACAAAACGCTTTATAAGTTATACCAGCATTATTATTCCAAATAGTAGTTCTTGCTGCCCCATTCTGTAATATGTTTCTAAGATCAAAATAAACCATTGTCTTAGAACCTGGGAAAGTAATTAAGTAAAAAGCATCTCTTTCAAAATAAGCACTCTTTACATTAGTTAAAGTTTCTACAGTAAGAAAACTAACTAAGTCATCTCTAATATTAAGAGAGAGTTCCCGCAGTGGCATAGAGTTTTCTTGTACAGTTCTATTAAAACTTCTAACACCACTCTTAGATAGGAATATTAAATCATTACCTGTATTCTGTACAGAATCTCTAGCAATACATCCAACACCTTTAATAGTGTCAGCTAATGTCATTGTTGTAGGATCATTAGCACCTTGATAAACTACAATGTTATTCTTACAGAATATAACTAAATATTTATTATGTTGAGCAATAGATACAATTTCATCATTCTGTCCAACAACACCACCAATATCTAATAAACCACTTCCTGCTCCTGTAAAATGAGCACCATCAAGTAATTTACTATAAAATACAGTTGTTTTATTATCTGTTAGTCCACCAACCCATATTCTACCAAAAGAGGCTAATACTGTATCAGGGTCAAATGTAGTTACTCCAGTTGGAGCAGTTCCATAATCTGTACCTACTCTTTGAAATACAAAAGGACCACTATGACCACCTTCTCTATATACAAGGAAAGGATTACCTGACTGAACAGCAAAAGCATAAGATTCTGCAGCTGCACCACTACCTTCAGGAAGGGCAGCCCACTGCCATCTATTTCCTGTAAAGTTAGGTTGAGTACTTAATGCTACAGGACCACCTGAATCTGCACCAAATACATATTTTCTAGTAAGGCTAGTTGTTGTACTACTAGCATATAATTTACCATCACCTGATGATAAATAACTAATAGATCCACCAATTGTTTTAAATTCAAATATAGACTCTAAATAACTACCTGTAGTAAGATCATTAGAAGCAGTTGTTGGTCTATATATTGTTACACTACCACTAGTAGTTCCACTAGTTCCATGAGTAATTGTAAATGTATTTGCCGTAACGGCTGTAATTGCAAAGGCACCATCTGCAGCAGTACCTGAAGTAAAGTCTAAATAAACTGTATCACCTACTGATAGACCATGTGCAGTTGCTGTTACTGTTACCACTGCTAATGTTCTAGCGTAAGTACCTGAGATACCATTTCTTGTTTGTGATGCACTAACAGTATATGTACCAGTTCCACCAGTACCAGTACCTAAAGCTGTAATTGTAGTTCCTGCAGTAATACCAGTACCTGACAATATAGTACCAATAGATAATGTACCTGAGGTAACTGAATGCACAGTCATTGTAGTAGTAGTAATAGAAGCTGTAAATACAGCATTAATAGGATCTGTTAAAAGATCCCAACCTTTTCTAGCACCTAAACGACCATATTTGTCAATAATACAATTATTAGCAACAGTAGCATAACCACTCTCAAGAGTAACCCCTGAATCTTGGGTATTTAAACCCATGAATCCAGGAGCTGTTATACTAGTGGTTTTTAATGGACCAGCCATTAACTAGGATACCAAACTGTTTCGTCAGATCTATGCCCTGCTTCTATAGCAATATAGTCAGCAAGCATACTTCTGAAGCGTTGTTCTTGTTCCATAAATCCACCATCTTCACCTCGTTCAGAGATAGCCCTAGCTAGTGTTCCTTCAATAACTAAAGGTGCAGGAATTTGTAAAACATCAGTAGCAAGTACTAAATCAGCTTGTGGAAGGATAACATTAAATCTTAAATCATAAATACCATTAGGTATAGGGAATACATCAACTTGTGTGTCACCATTTGCATCTACACCATTAAAGTTGTAGTAAGCTGGAGCAGCTTTTTGGACAGTAGCCATAAGAAACTGTCTATCAAACCAAGACCCTGGTCTACTTTCTATATAAGTATTAGTTGTATCATTAATAACATCTAATACTCTAAATCTAGTTCCAGTGCCAGTTAAGACATAATTAAATAAGTCAGGGGCAGTGGTAGCAGTTAAAGTTGTACGAAGAGCACTCCAATTCCATGAGTTTTCAACATCTCGTTTAACTTCATTAACTAAGTCTGCAATAAGCGTAGAATAAGTATTAACAGTAAGAGATTCAACCTCTTGCTCTCTAAGCCTTCTTAAAACCCTATTGACAATTTCTAAATAAGTCATGTGTAATTTTCCCAGTATATATAACAATTATACCATAAGTATGGCTATTTGTCAACTACTTCTTTTTGTTTTTATTTCTGTTAGATATGGCTTTAGCTTTAGCTTTTGCATCTGCTTTAGAAGAGGCACCCCAAGCTTTAAGAGATAGTAGTAATCTTGTAGGCTCTCCATTAGGTTTCTTTTCAGGTCCAGGCATACCACCCATACGAGCTAAGAAAGAAGCCCTACGAGGGTTATCACCAGTTTTAACAGGGGCTTTTAGAGTGCCTCCTGTATAACTAGCTCTTCCTTTGGCATTCAATCCACCTTTAGGATTCTTGCCTTCTTTTCTTGTCCATGCTGGAGTACTCATTTCTTTTTCGCAGTCTTTAATGATTGTTTAAACGCTTTAGCAGTAGGAGCACCTTTCGCCCCTACCTTACGCATCTTTTCACCTGAGCCTGCTTTAATTCTAGCACGCTTAGCATTAATGTTAGCATACAGTCCTGGTTTAGTAGCCACGCTTTGCACCAGCTTTTTTAACAGGTTTAGCAGCCATTTTTTTACCAGTTTTCTTTGCATATTCTTTAGCTTCTTTTTTACCTTTTGAAGTATAAGCAAACTTCTTCATTCCGACCATTGGCATAATATTTTCCTTTTAGTTAAAGTTTCTTTTACCTTTATTATCTATTACTAAGGCTTGTTTCCTAGGGGTACTGCCTTTAACAGTTGGAATAGATATATGTATCCAACTATCAAATTCTAATATGACCTGATCGTAAGGAAGATCAGCAGTGACAATGGCTCTAACCACAGCATCAGGAGACATTCCTTTGACATTAAAGTCAGCTGCACACCCCTCACAATGCTGAGATGTCTTAGATCCACCCACTGATTCATTAACTTCCTTTGATCTATATCCTGAACTTATGGATATGGGTTTATTAACCACTTTACGGACTTGTTCTAAAAATAAAGCAAGTCTTTCTAAATTATCTTTTACTTTAGCAGAGGGTGTATTATCTATTCCTCTTCTTGATGCTACTTGACTAAATGTAAGTTCTTCTAAACTAAAGTTAGGAGTTAGTTTCATTTCTTCTTAATATAGAACAAACTGCGTTCTCCAAAGAGATAGAATCCAACTGCACTAGCAAAGTTATCTACTTCAGGAGTTGCTGTACCATTAAGGTGCATAATAACCCATGTAGAAAGCACAAGAAGCCCTATGATAGGTCGCATTAATCTAACTATGGCTTCTACCCAAGGGTAAGATGGATTACCTCCACCTGCTTCATTCATTACTTTAAAGAACTCTAAGTCAATAGATTTCATTTGAGCATATTGTTCTATAGTAGCTGGTTTAAACACATCAGGAGCTATAAACTTATTGATTAGGGATTTACCTAAGTCAACAGCTAAAGGTCCTAATGCTGCTAATAGTGTAATTGGATCCATTAAAATTCCTCTAAATTAAAGTTATACTCTTCACAAACTATTTTAGAATATTTTTTAAACTTAACTGAGTGCTTATCATAATCTGTATGTCCACTATTCCATAACATACAATGGACCATTTCGTGCATAAGGGTCTCAGATACTTTTAAAAAAGAATCATTAGCAACATCTACTTCTATTCTTGTAGGGTAAGTGTGAAAGTACCCTAACACTTCTCCCTTTGTATCCATAACTCCAAAGCCCACTTTATGAGGTGCTGGCATTGGGTACAGATTAAATGGGGGTAGTTTAACAAAACAGGCATAGAGTTTACGCAAGTTTTGTTTAGTTAATAGCATCTTACTTAGCTAAATTTACAAACTGGGTTAAAAGAAATATAATAACAAAGCCTGCTGTACCTAAAAGAATTTGTTCTAACCTTTTAAGACGAGCATTAATCTGTTCATAACGAAGGGCACAAACCTCTTCATGTGTTGATAGCCTTGCTTCTACATCTGTCTTAACCATTACTAACTCCAATTTTGATTATTAAGTACTGTAATTAGTTCTTCTACAGTTGTTGCACCATTAATGTCAACTTCTAATCTATTTGACTCTGTAACGATTTGTGTGCGTTTTAGAGCTACTTCTGCAGGGATCTCTACATTTCTCTCTGATTTACGAATAACATACCAGTCTGTAGCATTAAGTAGTTTACCTGCTGTGTCTTTAACTTGAACTACAAATTGACTTTTAAGTCCTTTAGTTGTAGAACCATCTTCTTCAAGTTTATCTTCAAGAGCTTTAGGGTTGTTTATATCACCATCCCAATAGAATCTATCATCAGCACGAACAGGGTCAGCTACCCATGTAATGCCAATAGCTGCTTTTTCTTCTTCTGTAGAAGTATTTAGCCATTGTGGTGGGTATTGTGTACCATTAGCATCATAAAAGGAGGTACCCTCTGCTAATCTATTTCCGTTTAGTAAAAACATAGTTTTCTCCTGTTATCTTGCGTTAGCGTTTTTAAATGGGTTTTCTGCAAATGCCATGTATATGTAAGTTTGTGCTGCGTTTATTCCTGGGTATGTGCCTCTTAATTTAAAACCATTAGATAATAAATCTATATTAACCGTAGAAGTCGTATCTTCTGCTAATGATTGGTCGGCATATAAATTTGCATTTGCTGTGTTATATAAATTTCTTGATGTATCTTTAATTACCCATACACTATTTGTGGTACTTGAAGAACATTTAATCATCACAAATTTAGGTCTAAATCCTGTGTATATAAAAGGTCCATCTGTAGAAGCATTGCCTGTGTAAGAACCAAACTTACTAAACCCTGCTATTTCTGCCCAGCAATAAGCTACAAATGTTCCTGTATTTGCATTGACATCACTACTAGAACCAACTGAAAATACTGAACTCGTTGGAGAAGTATTATTCATAAAAGTAGAATCTGTAGTAGCTGCTAAAGTTCCATTTAAACGAAGATATTGTGTTGCCCCAATAGAAGCATGATAAACAGCCCAGTTTTGTGCTGCACTTCTAGATTTAAATATTATCATTCTAGGTGCAACACCTAAACCATGTCCTACTGTAGCATTAGCACCTGTTCCTGTATAAGTCACAACACTAAACCCAGCAGTTGTATTTACAGATACAGTACTCGTGATAGAACCACTTGTGTTAGATGTATTAGTTCCTTGACCAGCTTGCCATTGCCATCCTACATAAGTTTCGCTAGAGGTGTTAATACCACCATCAGAACCAATAGTCCAACCATTTGAATTAAACGCAGTAAGACCAGTTGAATTAGTAGATTCAGCGCCTGTTGAGTTTGAACTTAATTCTTTTGTTGTTCCTCTTACACTATCATACAAGTTATTGTTGCGAACATTGCTTCTTCCCTTCATCCAAACAAAGTCAGGTTTAAATGCACCTGCATTAGTAATAGATAAAGATGCACCTGTTCCTGTATATAGCGTTGCATCCATCACAGTATTACCTTTTTTGATAGTGCTATCAGGTAGGTTATATGTGTTTAGTGCTTTGTATCCTGTAGGTGGTGTGTAAGTGAATGGTCTTTGACCAAAGTTTACAATACAATTACCAGTATCAAAACTTACTGCTGGTGAAATATCACCCGTAATTCCTGTATAAGCAGCAGATGCAGTAGCAAACGCTTGGTTAGTGGAACCACTACCATTAGCCCAAGAACCTCCAGCACCTACATATAATGAGCCTGTATCAGCATCATAAGCAACAGTAACGACTGTGTTTTGTGCTGGAGCAGCCATATATGTTGAATTTGCACTATTATTATATTTTTGTCCATTGGAGGTATAAACAGCATATCCTGTTGATAATAAACCAACAGCACCATTTAAATTTGCTAATGCCTCTTGATTTTTAATAACTCCAACCATCATAAAATTATATGTTTGAGTAGGAACAACTGCTTCCCAATACCATTTACCTGTTGATGGTATATTCATTGTGCCTACAACAGAACCAGCATTACTTGAACTTGCAAACTTTAAGTTTCCGTCTGAAATAGTTGTAGTTGAACTTGAACCTGTGCCATATCTTAAAGGATTAAGCATACAGTAATTAGCCACAGTCGCACTTGTTAGCGTAGGACTATCTATCATAGCATCATAGGTTGTGCCACTAGTGATAGATATATTGTTAGTAGTCCATCTATTAGCATTACCACTAAAGTCTTTACCTAAACCTACATTGGTTGTAGTTGTAAGAGCCGAAGTGTCAGAGAAGTTTAAATAGAAACCATTAGTGCCATATGTACCTGTGTATTTCTTAGCTACCCATGAGCCAGTTACTATATCTGTTTCGCCGAATGATGATGGAGTTAGGGCTTGTCCGTCAATGAAGTTTATTTCTGTTAAGTATCCGTCAAAATATCCTGTATAAAGTTGTCCAATTCTTTGAGCATAAGATGATGTGTTAAAATTTAAAAAATTATAATTTTGAGTTGGATATGAAGCTGTGCTAAATGCTGTAACTTGATTGTTATTTACATAAATTTTAATTCTATTTGATGCAGTTGCTTGAGTAGTGTCTATTGCTACAACAATATGATACCAAGCTGATGAATCTCTAAATACTTGTGTAGTGACTAAATCTCCAGCTGTAGCTCCAGCTACATAAAATCTAATAGAATTAGTGCTATTAAAATAACACCCATCTCCACCACCAGCACCAGTATTTGCTGAAAATAACCCTAAATAATCTACGCTTAAAACTCCTCTTTTAAGCCAAACACTATAAGTAAATTTTTGTGCATTTCCATTACTTGCTGGTGTTCTTGATAGATAAGCAGATGCACTACGTCTAAAGCGAAGTGAGTTATTTATGTCATAACCACCAGTAGTACTAATAGCATTACTATTATTAAGAACAGCCATTATGCCATTATCCCACCAGTAGTTACATATACATTAGTTCCATCACTAAAGTATGATAGTAAGTATGTACCTGCTGCACTTACTGTAGCTAAGAATGTAGTATTTATTTTAGTAGTTGCTGCTGCTGTGACAGTATAACCACCTGTGTTTACCAATAATACATAGCCTGATTGACCTGCTGTAATGTTAGTAAATGTAAGAGCAAATGTAGCTGTAGGAGTACATTTAAAGTTATTAGTCACTGACATATCAAATGAACCATCATTGTCTGTAGTGACTGTACCACGCTGTGATGTTGACCATGTAGATGCTGTTGTAGGAACTGCATAGTCTGTTCCTGCTGTAGCATTAGCTAAAGCACCACCTGAGTTAGCTTTAAGAATTGCTGTACCTGAAGGTGGAGCTAAATAGTCTGTACCAGCAGTAGCTGCTGTAAATGCTGAAGTGCCATTACCTTTAAGTACACCTGTAAGAGTAGTTGCTCCAGTACCTCCTGATCCTACTACCAATGTTGCTGATAATCCAGCAGCTGTTCCAGTTGTATTTTGGTTTAAAGTAGGGAAAGTACAATTAGTTAGATCACCTGAAGTTGGAGTTCCTAATATTGGAGTAACAAGAGTAGGTGAAGTAGCAAATACTAGAGCACCAGTTCCTGTTTCATCTGTAACAGCACTTATTAAATTAGCACTAGATGGTGTTGCTAAAAATGTAGCTACACCAGTACCAAGTCCACTAACACCTGTTCCTATAGGTAAGTCTGTGCAAGAAGTTAATGTTCCTGAACTAGGTGTACCTAATGCTGGTGTTGTAAGTGTTGGTGATGTAAGAGTTTTATTTGTAAGTGTTTCAGTACCTGCTAAAGATACTAAGTCAGCATCTGTAACTGCTGTATTGAATTGTGCTAAAGTACCACTAACTGTGTTAGATCCTAAAGCAATTGTCTTATTTGTTAATGTTTGAGTATCTGATGTACCTACAACTGTGCCAGCAGGAGCTGCAGCAGTAGCAATAGTACCTAAACCTAATGTAGTTCTTTGTGCAGAAGCATCTGCATCATCTAGCAATGCTTTACCAGCTGTTGTTAAATCAAATGTTGAAGCAGTGCCTGCACCAGTAAATTGAATACCTTTATCAGCAGCAGAAGTTAATCCAGCTATAGCACCTAAATCAGCGTCATAAGCTTGTACTGTTGTACCAATTGCTGATGGTGCTAGTGGTGTATAAGTTAATGCTCCAGTAACATCACCACTTGTTAATGTAACTGAACCTGTTCTTGTATTAAAAGCAGTTACTGATCCTGATGCAGAAAAAGCAGCTGGATCCCAAGCACCACCATTTCTAATAAATAAAGAATTAGAAGTTGTATTCCAATAAAGAGACCCTGTTTGTAAAGCATTACCATCATTATCTAGTGTAGGAGCTGTTGCTTTAGCACCTAAGTAAATGTCATCAAAACTATCAAATGAAGCAGCAGCAGCCGTTGCACTATTAGCTGCATTAGTTGCAGATGTACTTGCATTAGAAGCTTGTGTAGTAGCAGTTGAAGCAGAAGATGAGGCATTGCTTGCAGAAGTTGAAGCTAAACTAGCATGATATTTAGCTGAGTATTCTCCACCAGCAACTGGACCTGATGTTTTTGTAGCCCAATCATTAGCTAAAATAGCACTAGCAGTAGCATTAGTCTCTGCAGTTTCTGCATTGGTTTCAGCTGTTTCTGCATTAGTTTGTGCAGTTTGAGCTGCAGTTGCTGAAGTAGAAGCATTTGTTGCTTGAGTAGTTGCTGTAGAAGCTGAACTAGCTGCACTAGATGCGGAACTAGATGCTGCACTTGCACTTGCTGAGGCAGCAGAGGCACTTGAAGCAGCATTTGTTTCACTTGTAGCAGCAGCAGAAGCACTAGCTGCAGCAGCCGTAGCTGCATTAGAGGCTACTATACCTTCACTAGTTGCATCTGTTGTAGCATCACCTGAACCACCTGCTCCACGAAAAATTGCCATGATATTCCTTAATTAAAGAGTTTGTTTAAAATACTTTCTTTTTTCTCTTTAGTGGCTTTTGGCTTTTCTGTTACTTCCTCTTTAGGAGCTTTAACAGTTTCCTTAACTACTTCCCAAGCTGAGCTACCAAGATAAGTTTTAACTTCACTCTCAGTAACATATAATTCTTGACCTGTTGCTTTTTCTCTAACTAACATAACAGTCTCCTTTAAGTATATTTATGCCTACTGATAAGAATAGACATAAAAATAGCCCCTCTTACGAAGGGCTAAACTGCATTAAGCAGGAACTGCTAATGGAATTACAGAACCATCTCTAAGTTCTTTAACACCATAGAGAGTATCTGCAGTGTATAGAGTACCTAAATATTCTTGCTTGTATTGTGTTTGTGAACGAACACCTTGTTGTTCAACTAACACAGCAGCATCTTTATGACCCATAAGGGCAATACGAGCACCACCAGTTGCAGTATCAACGTTTGAAGATACAAATACTGGGATACCATAAAGATTACCAATTTCACCATTACGGATTGTGTTACCAGCACCTACTTCACCTACGAAGGATTGTGCTACATATTCACTAATACCCATTAATGTGTTTCTTGCTGAAGGTGGAATCAAGAAGAAACGACCTTCCATTGGAACATCATTATCATCTAAACGTTGTACAGTTCTACGGATACCAGCAGATGTTAATGCAGAAGCATTTGATGAACTTGATGTGTAAGCAGTAGTACCATCACCACCAATGTATGCGTTACCATAAGTTACAGCTGATCCACCATTAAATGTACGACCTAATTGGATTAGTGATGTGTCAACTTGTTTAGCTAAAGCATAACCAGCATCATCTGTATAAAAACGACGGAGTGATGATAGAGCTTGTACTTCGACGATATCTTCAATTAATCTTGAATATTCGTAATGTTTGTCAATCAATACAGCAATATCTGTTTCAGTAGCTGCTTGAAGAGTTACTTGTGTATTTGCTGCTTTAACAGCTGCAGTGCCTCGTGTTGGTACAGGGATACGAACTGTATCACCCTTTTTACCAGCAAAAGACATCTTTTTAAAGAGGTTTGCTGCAACTAAGTTCTTTTTGTAGGCTGCAACAATCTCGTCACTCCAAATTTCTGGAATAAAGGTTGCCGCCGTGGTAATGGTTACTTGATCTGTTCCTAAAGCCATGATAAATCCTTTTTTAAAATGTTAAATTACACGACCTTCTCGGTATGCTGCCATAATTTCATTAGACATTGCATCATATCTGTCTGGGTCTGTTGTCATAAGTTTCATAATATCTTGTCTACGATATTTCTTTTTAGCTACCGTTTCAGAAGCTCCATTATTATTACCAATATCTGCAGCTTTTAGTTGCTGATCTCGGTCTACTTTAGAAGTGTCTGTTACTTTTTTACTAAGAGTTTGTCTTTCTTTCCAA